GCCAAATGGCACATACTCTATATTTTATCGGGTAGATGGCGTTGGCGTGGCAGGAACGCAGCGCGGCAAGATTGCTTTTAGGGGAGCGAGTGGGGAGATTGTTAATCCAACAAAAACTTTTGTGCTCACGGACGATTTAAGGCAAAAAACAACAGCCTTATCCGTTTACGGCAACATCGGCACAGGTATAAGATTTTATGATTTTGTAATTGTTGCTGGAAACAATGTGCCGGAAACTTATACCGCACCGCAATCCCAATCCCTCACCATCCCCACACCGAACGGATTGCCGGGAATCCCTGTAAAAAGCGGTGGGAACTACACCGACAGCACTGGGCAGCAATGGATTTGCGACAGCATTGAAAGAAATGCTGATGGCGGATGGGAGGTTGTGAAAAGATGTAAAAAGTTTAAATTAAAACCCGAGGATAAAATCAGTTCAAATCACTTATATAACACAGTTACATTTGACGCTGGATATTGGCCATTTCGAGTTAAAGAATGGAGGGGTCAGATTATACAGTATTCTATGGCGTTATCGAATCTGTTTTTGTGTAATCAAAGTAGTTGGAATTCAAAAAGTGAAATTGCTTATACTGTTGAAACTACTATGGATTTTAATTTATCGTTTACAAG